CAAGGGCTGGAGTCGTGTAGAGATCCTAGACAAGACTGGTAGCGTTGGCATCTTCGACGAAGAGCAGACAGCCATTGAGCCAGGAAGAACCTACATCCTGCTTGCTAGCGACAACAGAATCGTAACAGCAATCCCTGCTGACGAAACCAAGGGTAACGAGTCATCATTGATTAAGTTCCTAAACTATCGTCAACTTCCATATAAGGAAGAGGAGATGTTTGTGGTAGCATTTAAGCCACGTGTCACCAAGGCAGGAAAGAAGATGGCATCACTAACACTAGCAGATGCTGCAAGAAACTTACACCCAGTCACAGTCTTCCCTACAGCCTTTCCAAAGGCTTATATGAAGATTGACGAGGGTAAGGCATATAAGTTTAGTTTTGGAAAGACTAAAGACGGAACAGTAATTATGGAGGACGTAGAGAGTGTTTGATAACATTGCAGAGCAGTTGCACACAACTGCAGTAGAAAAAGGTTTTTGGGGTGTCGTGGAAGACGCTACACAAGAACAAAAGGATATCTTTGTAACTAAGCAGTTAATGATGATCGTGTCAGAGGCTGTAGAAGTTATGGAGGCTATTCGCAAAGACAAGGGCGAAGAAGAGATTGCAGATGAAATGGCAGACATCCTTATCCGCACCTTTGACCTATACGCTGGACTAGTAGAGCATGGATACACCAAGGTATCTCTAGACGATGCGTTTGAAAAGAAAACTAATATTAACCAGGCACGTCCTGAGAAGCACGGAGTAAGATTCTAATGACAGTAACAGTATATACAAAGCCAGCATGCGTACAGTGCGATGCCACCAAGCGAACCATGGACAAGTTGGGAATTTCTTACGAAACAATTGACGTAACAGCAAATCAAGATGCGTTTGACATGCTTGTAGAAAAGGGCTTTAAGGCAATGCCTGTAGTCAATGCTGGTGATGAATGGTGGTCTGGATTTAATCCAGAAAAGATCAATGGGCTGGTGCTCTAATGACAACCATGGAAGAAGCATTAGCATTACTGGATCCAAAAATTCGAAAGAGATTGTCTAACGGAGTAGGTTTTAAGACCGAGTTCCAGAAGACTCCAAGTTTCGGCTTGAACCGAGCACTGTTTGGTGGACTACCTCTTGGTCGTCAGGTACTTATCTGGGGCAGCAAGTCGTCTGCAAAGTCTTCACTTTGCCTACAGATGATTGCTCAAGCACAAGAAGAAGGCAAACTCTGTGCATGGATTGACGCTGAGATGTCTTACTCAGAAGACTGGGCAAAGCAACTTGGGGTAGACACAGAGAACCTTATCGTATCTCAGGCTCGTACAATCAATGAGATGGTAGACGTTGGTACAGCCCTAATGAATGCAGGAGTAGACATCATTGTCATTGACTCTATCACATCACTTCTACCTGCAATCTATTTTGAAAAGGGAACTGATGAACTTAAAGAGTTGGAGAACACTAAGCAGATCGGAGCGGAGTCACGAGATTTCAGCAATGCTTGGAAGATGCTTAACTATGCTAACAATAAAGTTAAGCCTACTATGCTTGTTCTTATTTCTCAGTCTAGGAATAATATTAGTGCTATGTATACTAGTCAGCAGCCAAGTGGTGGGCAGGCTACTAAGTTTTATTCTTCTACTGTTATCAAGTTGTTTTCCTCGGAATCAGACAATCAAGCGATTAAGGGAAAGATTGCAGTTGGCGATAAATTAATTGAAGAAAAGGTTGGTCGCAAGATCCGTTGGGAAGTCCAGTTCTCAAAAACATCACCAGCATTCCAGTCTGGAGAGTATGACTTCTACTTCAGAGGTCCTCTAATCGGCATTGACAGCGTGGGAGACCTAGTTGACACTGCAGAGATGATGGGCATTGTAGAGCGTACAGGAGCCTGGTACATCCTTCCTGACGGCTCTAAGGTCCAGGGTAGAGATGCATTCGTTAATCGTGTACGTGAAGACCTAGATCTTCAGGATGATATTAAGGCAAAGGTTAATGGCGAAGTATAATATCTATCAGGGCGAGTTTCCATGCCACACCTGCAAGGTAGTGGTAAAGTCACTAAGATGTTACTCAGAAACAAAGGAGTTGACATGGATGTGTCCAGAGAAGCACCTGTCAACCGTTAACCTAAACACTAAGAAGAGTAAGAAAGATTATGAGCGAGAAGAGCGAAAGTAAACGCATTGGTGCTAAACAGCACAAGAACTCTGGTAGAGGAACCCACAAGGGAGATGCTACTTGGGAAAACTTTACCGTTGACTTTAAAGAAGTTGGCAAATCTTTTACGCTTAACAAAGACGTATGGGCTAAGGCAACTACTGATGCAATCAGGAACAATAATGATCCTGCCATCGTAGTTGTCCTTGGCGACAGCGGTATTAAAACTAGACTAGCAGTCATTGAATTATCGCTACTTGAACAAATCCTGTCCGATGGTGTATAATTAATATATAACCTTTAAGGAAAATAATGGAACAGCAAAAGACAACAATAGATATGGTCAACGGTCTCTCGGAGATTGCAGACTACATGAATGATGAAGAACTCACAGAGGCTCTGACATTCATTGCAAAACTAATCATTAAACCAGACATTCCATTGAATGTCGCTACAGTCGAAATCGTTAGACTACAGGCAATCGCTGCTAAGATGGCATTCAAGGCAACTTGGATGGTTAACGTAGACAAGGGAAACAGGGAGAAGAAGAATATTTACTTTACCGCACACGAGGCTATCTCAGATCTCGTCTCTGCTCTAAAGTATATTGTTCGATAATATCATGGCTAAAAGTTTACTACAGCAGGTAATGCTCAAAAAGTTAGAGACTAATGCATCTTCAAGACCATCGTTTCTTGACAAAGATGCTCTAATTGAAAAGATTAATTCTGGCTACACAATCAACCGTGTAGATAAGTTTCAACAGAAGAAGACGTTTGCCCCATCAACGATTGCGTTCTCCCATGGAGAATGTCCTCGTTACTGGTATCTAGCCTTTGAGGGTGCAAACTTTACAGACAACGCAGATGCGTACGGTGGTGCCAACATGACCGCTGGTACAAAGTCACACGAACGTATCCAGGAGGCTATGGGCAACGTGCCAGGCTTTCTAGTTGACTCAGAATTTAAGGTAACTTATAATGACCCACCTATCTTTGGATATGGTGACGTTATTCTAAACTGGGAAGAAAAGGAATTGCTTGGCGAGATCAAGACAATGCCTAACGAAGGTTTTGAGTACCGAAAGATTGCAGGTAAGCCAAAACTAGGACACATGGTCCAGTTGCTTATCTATATGAAGATTCTCAACAAGAGCAAGGCAGTTCTTATTTATGAAAACAAGAACAACCACGAACTGCTTATCTTCCCTGTTGAGTTGAATGAATACATGTATCAGTGGGTAGAGAACACTTTTGAATGGATGCGAACAGTTCGTAAGGCATGGACGGACAAGACCTTGCCTGAAAAGAACTATCGTTCTAATTCAAAGATATGTAAGACATGTCCAATCCGTGAGGCTTGTGACTTGGCTGGTTCTGGAGTGATAAAAATTAAATCTCTGGAGCCGTTAGATGAAAACCAAACACTGTAAGTGGTGCGACCACCAATTTGAAACCAAGGTATCTTACCAGATATACTGCTCACCTGCTTGTAGAGATGCTGCTACAAAGGAAAAGATAGCAGAGAGATACCAGATGCAAAGACGAGTGCGTAGGAGAGACAAGCCTAGGGCTTGTAAGTCTTGCAACAGACAGTTGTCTGCATACAATGATCAAAATATTTGCGACACCTGTGAGGTTGATCCTACTGAGGTTTCAAAGATTTTAAGAGAAATAAAAGGATTGATGAATGGTAAAGATAGGTAACCCAAATGCGAAACCCAAAAACATTCTTGCTATTGATGCTAGCACTAATAGCCTTGCTTTCGCTATCTTTTCTGATCTATCCCTAGTAAAATATGGAAAGATCAAGTTTGAGGGAAACAATGCATATCAAAAATTGGGCGACGCTGCAATCAAGACTCTGCCTTTTCTTAAGCAGTTCGAAGTTGACGCAATTGTTATTGAGCACACTGTCTTCATTAACAGCCCAAAGACTGCTTCTGATCTTGCCCTGATCCAGGGTGCACTCTTAGGTGCTGCAAAACTGGCAGGCATCAGGACAGCAGGCTCTATTAATCCTATTACCTGGCAAAGTTTCATCGGCAACAATAAACTAAGTGCCAAAGAAAAGCAAGACCTGATGGCAGAGTTCCCAGGTAAGTCAAAGAACTGGTACCAGAACAAGTCTAGAGAGATTCGCAAGCAAAGAACAATCAAGTTTGTCAATACATACTATGATAAGAATATCCAAGATGACGACGTGGCAGATGCTGTGGGCATTGGGCACTACGCAGTTCACAACTGGGGAAAGATTGACAAGTAGATGGCAAAGTTGTATACTAGTGAAGCGTGGTTAAAGAAACGCTACCATCTGGACAAGAAAACCCCAGAAGAGATCGCAAAAGAGTGTGGGACAAGCGTAGAGACAATCTATGTTTATCTCGCCAAGTTTGGATTAAGGAAGTCTAGGCGATGAAGATACTAAAGCATTTTTACAAAAAGGGTAAAGGATTCATAAAGTCAATTACCTGTAAGCACATTAGCACCAGAGAATCGTCTTGCCCTTTTACAGGAATAACATACACTATCTGCACTGAGTGCACAAAGATAGTATCAGGAAAGATTACGGAGAATAATCATGGCTCGTAGACCAAAGTTTGAAGTACCAGAGATTGCAAAGAAATTTATTCGTGAGGACAAGATGCTCATTGATGGCTTTGAGATTGCTCGTGGCGATATCATTAAAGTCGTTGGACAGTATGGCATGAAGTTTAAGTTTGACAGTTTCGTTACAAATTCAGAAACTGGCTCTGTCTGGATAGACTGCTTTGAAGTGTTTAGAAACACTCCAGGGGCTAGCAGATCATTCAAGCCAGACATGATTAAGCGTGTCCCACAAAGAGGAAAGAGAGCAAAGCGTGTCGTTTGAAGACCTAACAGTAGAACACCTTGATGCAGTAAACAAGGTTGTTGAGAAATATCTAGCAGGTGCAGAGCCTACTCAGATTTCTAAAGAACTTGCTATGCCACGACAAAAGGTTGTTGCCTATATTGACGAGTGGCGTTCTATGGCTGCAGACAATGCTGCTATTCGTGCTCGTGCCAAAGAAGCACTTGTTGGTGCAGACACTCACTATACTAAACTAATTAGTAAAGCATATGAAGTAATTGATGAAGCCACAACCATTGCTAATCTAAGTGCCAAGACCGCAGGTATCAAGTTGGTCATGGACCTGGAGAAGACTCGCATTGAGATGCTACAGAAGGCAGGACTGCTTGAGAACAAGGAACTTGCCGAAGAGATGATCGCCATTGAAAACCGTCAGGAAATTCTGGTGGGTATCCTAAAGGATATTGCAGCAGAGCACCCAGAGGTAAGAGACAAGATTATGCGTAGACTATCTGATGCATCAAAGGATAAAGAAGTAATCACCGTGGTGGTAAGCAACGATGTTTGATGATTTCTTAGAAGCACTTAAGTCCGATAACTTTGCAGAGCGTCCTGTAAACGCTAAGACATTTGTTGAGGGCGAAGCCTATCTAGGACAGCCACCGCTATCGCAGGTGCAGTATGACATTGTTGAGGCTATGTCACAAATCTATAGACTTGAAGACGTGATTGATCTGCTAGGCGATACTGAGGGTCGCAGATACTACAACAAGTACACCAAGAACGAAGTAATCCTACAACTTGGTAAGGGTTCTGGTAAGGACTTTACGTCTACTGTTGCTTGTGCATATATAGTTTACAAACTACTTTGTCTAAAAGATCCTGCTCGCTACTTTGGCAAGCCATCTGGTGACGCTATTGATATTATTAACGTGGCTATTAACGCACAGCAGGCTAAGAACGTTTTCTTCAAAGGATTCAAGTCTAAGATTGAAAGGTCTCCGTGGTTTGCTGGAAAGTTTTATGCAAAGGCAGACAGCATTGAGTTCGACCATGCTATC